GCTCCTCGATGCGCTCGTCCCCCAGCCCCGAGCGCGCCGCGCCCAAGAACTCCACGAGGAACGCGTCATTGTGCAGGCGCGCTAGGCGCTCGGCCTCCTGCAACAGCTCAAGTTGTGTCATGGCTTCAGCGCCTCCAGGTCACGCTCCAACGCGAGCACGCGCATCTTGTACAGGTGCTCCATGCGCCCCGCCAGCTCTGCGACGAGGTCCACCTCGCCCCCTCTCCGCGCACTGCGCGCCTTGTGGAGCGCGTCCCCGCAGCACTCGGGGCCGTGCGCCTTCTGCACGCGCCGGCGGGGGTGGTCGCCGTCCAAGAGGTCATCGTCCTGCGTGTACTTGGGGTTGCCCCCGCGCCCCGTGGCGATCTTGAGGAACGCGTTGACGCGCGCGTACGCCCAGCTCTGCCTGTTCTGCGAGGGGCGGTGCGACACGGAGAACGCCCCCGCGCCCCTGCGCCACACCGACATGAGCGCCCCTAAGCTCACGCGCTGCCACGGCTCCGTGGCGCCCTCGTTGTGCTCGCGCGCCTTCTCGCGCAGCGCGTCTCGGATCTCCTTGGTGACCTTGATACCCTCGCCGCTGGTGCGCGAGCGCGCCGAGCCCTCGGGGTTGCGCTCGCTCCCCCTCACGCGCTCGTGCGGCTTGGCAGGCGTGTCACTGCGCTCTTGTGCCTTCTTGAGCCCGTCCCCTAGCGCGCCGCGCGCCACTTCCACGGCGGCGTTCATAATCTTGATGCTCAAGCTCTCAATGGTCTCGCGCCCCAGCTCTGCGGGGGTCGCCACGAGTTCTAGTTTCATGCGTCCCCCTTGTCGCGTGCGTTCATCTGCGTCACGAGCTTGCGCGCCCACGCGTCTCCCGCGTCACCTCCCCACAGGAGCCACGAGATGTAGGCGGCGCTGGTCTTGTCCTCGTGGTGCCCCTGCTCCTTGTACACGCGGTGGCGCGCGAAGAACGACGCCATGCGCCGGACCGTGCGCGGGCTCATGGTGTTCCCGTTGGCGAGGTTCACCGCGCGCTGCACCCCGCTCCCTATCCCCTGCTGCTTGGCCTGCTTGGTGCTCAAGCCCCCGCGCCCGTGCTCGCGCCTCAGCTCCAAGCCGCGCCGCGCCGCGTCACGCACACCCTGGGGGGGCGTGAGGTCGAGGTCGCCGTACTTGCCCTTGAGCAGCCGCTCCACGATGTGCGTGAACATGCTCACAGCTCCACGCTTACGCGCACCTGGCGCGCCTTGGTGAGCGCGGGGGGCTCCTCGCTCGTGAACTCGTCCCCCTCCTCCTCGGATGCGCCCCCCTCGAAGTCATCGCCCTCGGTGTCGGGCTCCTCGGTGTCGGGCTCCTCGGTGTCGGGCTCCTCTGCGCCCATGTCCTCGCCTCCGGCGCCCATGTCCTCACCGCCCCCCTCAGCCATGCTCATGGCGGTCACATAGGTCTGGTTCAAGATGATGTCGCCCCCCTTCTCAAGAGGCTCGAGGCCGTTGCTCGCGCGGATCTCGTTGATGGTCATGTATGTGCTCACGCGGTCCTTGTCCGCCTGTAGCTTGGACGCCTCCGTCTCCGCGTCCAAGCCCACGAACTCAAAGGACAAGTCGGGCGCGATAGGGTGAATGATCCAACGGTTCACCCACCCTTGCACCTGGCGCAGGAGGGGGCGCAGCCCGCGGTCCTTGCTCGCGAGGATCCGCTGCTCGGGTCCCCCCTGCGACAGGCTGCTCGTGACGCCCTCGCTCCCGAACACGAACCCAAGCTCCGCGGGGTCAATCTGATAGATGGCGCAGGCGATCTTGGTCAAGTAGCCCATCCAAGTGCTGTATCCCATCTCCTCGGCGCTTGAGCCCATGCTCACCGAGGACACCTCCTCGTTGGCGTCGGGGTCTAGCTGCAGAATGGGCGTGCGCTTGGCTTGGTGCGCGCCGCTCAGCATCGCGTAGAAGTCACGGCGGAACGCGCGGAACAGCTGCGGACTCATCTTGGACTTCACCGCGAGGATGCTGTTCACGTGGATCCCGTTCACGAAGTTGGACGCGTTGTAGGTCTCCGCGTTCACCAAGTAGGTCACCGTGCGTACAAGCTCCTCAAGCTCGGGGTAGCCGTAGCCGTGCGCGTACAGCCAGGTGCGCGGGCGCCTCACCCCGAACCCCAAGGACTCCGCGTCCCACTCAGCCACCTTCTTGTTGTTGATCACCTGCACGAACGCGCCCTCGCTCCAGTCGCGCCGCCCCTCCTTGCGCTCCTCGGCGCTCGTGGCCGCCCGGCGGATCGTTGACGCGTCCACGGGCACGAACCCCGTGACCTTGCCGCCGCGTGTCCTCAGCACCTCGAACGCGCATTGATCGTAGGTCAACGAGTCGCGCAGGATCATGCGCACGAACGCCTCAAAGTCGAAGGCGCCCGAGTACTTGTAGCCGTCCCCGCAGGTCTCAAGCCACGCGGTCAGCTCCGTCACCTTACGCTTGATCGCGTCCGTCACCTCGGCGGCCTTGTCACGCGGGCGCAGCACGAACCCCGCGTCGTACTTGTTGGACTGCGGCGTGCAAAACTCCGCCACCTGGTTGATGCGCGTCTGGATGATCGCGGACACCACGGGCACGCGCGCCATCTGCGCGAGGACCCCGTAGTCGAGCCCGAGCGTCCCCTCGTGGCTCGTGTCGCGGAACGAGTCCCCGTACGCCGCCGTGCTGTCCCACGGGTTGAGGTCGTGCGCCGAGGGCAGGCGCGAGTGCTCGCCCACCTGCCCCTTGAGCGCCTTGGAGATCACATCCTCCGCCTCCGTGGCGAGCTGCGCCATCATCTCGTAGTAGTCGGGCGTCATGGGTCTAGCCTCCAGGGGGGTCACTTGGCTCGCTCTGCTGCGCGGCGGTCTAGTTCTAGGCGGGCAAAGGACTCGGAGCCCGCGTACTCGTTGTGCCCGTCAAAGTACCTCTGCGCCTCCTCCTCGTCCCTCTCGGAGAACTCAAGGTGGGCTAGTTCCGCCTCAGCGCGGGCCTGCGCCTCGTCCGTGCGCGCGTTGTCAACACGCCTCCGCGCCGCCTCGAGCTGCGCCTCCTGCTTCATGTACGCGCGCATCATGGGCTTGAACTCCGCGGCCTTCTTCTTGGCGTACGCCGCGACCTCCTTGAGGTCCTTGTCCGAGAGCGTGCTCATGTGCTCGGGGCGCCCATTCGCAGCGTACACCTGCTCGTGCAGTGTGACCAGCTCCGTGGGGGTGCGCGGGGCGGGCTTGGCGGCGCGCTTCTTGGGCTCCTCGCTCTTGGGCGCCGGCGCGGGTGCAGGTAGCGCAGCCTCTAGGCGATCCAAGCGCGCCTGCTCACGCGCCACCTGCTTAGTGGACGCGCCCCCCGCCTTTAGGTCCTCGACCACCTTGGACTGCTTGTCGCGCTCCGCGCGGAGGGCGGCGCGCGCCCCGTGCTTCTCGTCCAACTTCTGCGCGAGCTGCGCGCGGGTCACGGTGAACACCTTGTCCTTGTCGGGGCCGTCGTCCAGGCGATAGGTCACATTCTCGCGGCTCGTGCTCACGATGTGCGCGTGGACCTCCTTGCCGGCGCCCGTCTCCATCTGGAACGCGGCGCCCACCACCATGTGCTCGGGGTCGAGCACATGCTTGCCGCCCGCCATGTGCGTGACCTTGTAAATGTAGCGGTAGCGCGTCTTGCCGCCGCTCGCGTAAGGGATGCGCTTGATGTACTTGTGCCCGGCTGCCTTGGCTAGGAAGTCCACAAGCCACTGAGAGTAGGTGAACATGCTCAAGCTCCAAAGTCCTCGGGGAGGAAGCGATAGGCGTGCATGATGTACGCCTCGTTCGCGGCTGCCTGCGCGCGGAACGGGCGGCGCCTACGCACCACGCCCTCGCCCCACTCGCCGCTGCCAAGGTTGCCGTGCCCGTTGCCCTCAACGGTGCGGATGTGCCCCTGCTCCACGCTCTCGCAGATCGTGATGTGCGCGCCCCAACGCTTGCTCGTGCCCTTGCCCACCACCACCACATCCCCTGGTTGAATGGCATCGAGCGCCACCTTGCGAGGCGTGCCCTCGCACCACGCGAGGAGGCGGTAGGTGCTCGCCAAGTGCTGCTTGCGGATCGCGGGCTTGAGCGCGCGGTAGCAGTACGCCATGAACGCGCCGCACCACTCAAACCCCCCTAGCTCCAGCTTCCCCGTGTTCATATACGGACCCGCGAGCGGCCACCCAAGTCCCTCGCGCACATAGACGAATATGCGATGCGCGCTGTGGGGCTTGTCCTGGTGCGGGTCAAGCACCACGAACCCGCCCCCCTGCTTCTTGAGCAGCGTGCCCGCGTCGTCCACATACGCGCCCCGAGGGGGCTCCGTCACGCACATACTGTGCTCCACGAGCCCCTTGGTGATAGCCGCGAACGCTTGCTCTTGTGACATGACCTGCTCCTTTAACGCTCCACGATACCACGGCGGTCACTTTTCTGCGAGAACACGCACAGCTACACTGTTTCTACGCAGGTACTCCACGCCCCGCGGGTCATACTCCACGCACCCTGGCACCACCACGAGCGACACCCCCGCGTGGTGAATGAGCCGCGCACATGCAAGGCAGGGTGGCGTGGTCACCACGAGCGCGCACCCAGCCACGCTCACGCCCTTGTGCAGCGCGTTCGCGAGGGCGTTCTGCTCCGCGTGGTGGCACCCTATCTCCGTGCGCGTGCCGCTCTCCACGCCCTGCGTGACCCTGTCGCACGCGTCCCCGCCGCACAGCTCCCCGCACGCACCCCGGGGAGGCCCGTTGAAGCCCGCCGACACGGGGTTATTGCGCGTGTCCACCACGAACGCCCCCACGCGCCCTCGCACACACGGGCTCATGCCGCTCAAGAGCCGCGCCTGCGCGATCCACTGCCCCTGCCACTGTTCTTTCATGCTGCCTCCTCGCTCACGGAACACGCGGCGGATGTGTCCGTTGCGCGCAGGGCGCTCCGTTAAGTTTATGTTGACAAGCGCGCTTTAGCTTGTCACAGTTCACCTAGACCGAGGCGCCCTTGACCTCGGCAGACACGGAGACCGCTCATGCACACGCTCATTCACGCGTACTACGAGATCGAAGGCACGCGGCGCTACGCAGCCACCGCGATTGACATCAACACCAGCCTGTTCGCGGACACGCGCCGCGTGACCAGCACCGACCCCTCCCCGCTCTGCAACGAGTACCTGCTCAGCCCCATGTCAGATGGGCGCATCCTCGTGGCCCACGAGAGCTTCCGCGACATGTACACCGTGGACGAGGACGGCACCACCACGCGGCTCGTGGGCGGCGAGCAGTACCAGGCGGCGCGTGACGCGCTCGCGAACGCGCGCCAGCTGATGCGTTACCATGAGGGGCGTGTGGTCCCCTTCACCCACCTCACCGTGGAGGCCAAGGACCGCTCGGACCTGCGCGCGGCCACCGCGGCCATGCGCTATCGTCTCACCATGGCCTATCTCTCGCTCTGGTACGGGGACACGATCCTCACCGACGTGTGGGAGCACGTCCCGCCCCACAAGCTCTAGCGGCTAGTCCTCCGCGGGCGCTGGCGCAACAGGCAGAGCGCGCTCCCGTGACGGTCCATGAGGGTCCCCCGTGGGCGTGGGACGCGCCATCATACCACACGCGACCCACACCCCAAGCGCCCCCAACAGCAAGAGCGCCTGCGCCCCCCTCGCGCACAGGTGGCAGAACGCAGCCGTGCAGGCTAAAAGTAGCATGTACCCTCACACAAGGAGCCAAGCATGCCCCGCACGCCCGTGGACCACGACCTGTACGACATCCTCAACCCCGAGCCCGAGTGGGGCGAGCACTCGCGCTGGGATGACGAGTTCACTCCTCCCCCCGAGGACGAGGAGTTCGAGGAGTTCGAGGAGGGCGAGGGGCACTAGCCCCTAGCGCCGCGAACCGCCGCCCCACGGTGCTCGCGCTCACCCCCTCCTCTCGCGCAACCTCAGAGAAGCGCGCCCCCTCGTCCACGACACGCACGAACGCACGCTCCAGGCGCTGAGAGCGCGCCACCTCGCGCAGCGCGTCCACGAGGAGCGCGCCCTCCCACTCCCCCACGGGGTCCACCTCGCCCTCCACAGGCACATCCCCCATCTCCGCCTCCGTCAACACGCGGCGGCGCCAGGTGCGCGCGTCCCTCTGCGCGTTCAGCCCTAGCCGCCTCACGATCTGGCACAGCCACGCGCCCACGCTCCCCCCACGGAACATGTGCGAGCACGCGAGGGCGCGCTCCGTGGCCGCGCCCACGATGTCGTCCGCCTGCACGCCCCCGCCCGCGTACCCACGCGCCACCCTGCACAGCTCCGCCAAGCTCTCGGGGCGCGACAGCCACTCACGCACGGGGCACACGCACACCTCAGCGCGCCGCACGCTCGCGCTCCTCGCTCTCACGGGACAAGATCTCACGGGACAAGTACCAGCGCGCCTTGCGCAGATCCTCAAGCGCCCTCTCCGGGTCCTTGTGACCCGCCCGCGCGCAGTATTTCACCACGTTCCCAAGGCAGAACCCCAAGCCCCACGCGGAGATGGCGTCGATCACCTCGATCCCGCTCGCTGCGTGGTAGTGCGAGGGGTGGTCAACCTGCTCCACGGACACCTGCGCCACAGGCTCCGGCGCGGGGCTCACAGCGCACCTCCGCGACACTTGAGCAGGCTCGCCACGCCCTGCTTGCTCCAGCTCACCTGCCCCCGCCCGTTCTCGAACCCAAGCTCCACGAGCGCCGCCGCCACCTGCTCAAAGCTCATGCCCTCCTTGCGACACGCCGCCGCGTAGCTCACCGCGCCCTCCAGCGCCGCGTTGTAGGTGCCGCGAGGGCGCCCGATCTTCCTCGGCGCAGGGGGCGCAGACGCCGCGCTCGCCACACCGCGCAGCCGCAGCGCCATGCTCTCGAGGAGCGCGTCGCCGTTCACGCGCGCCGCCTCGCTCAGCACCTCCGCAGCGCGCTCTAGCGTGCCTCGGTCACGCACAGTGAGCGCGTAGGCGCGGGGCGCGGGGGCGGGCGCCGGCGCAGGCGCGGGTGCCGGCGCGGGTGCAGGCGCGGGTGCTGCGGCCTGCGCGCGCTTCAAGTCAGCGATGCTCATGGCGTACTGCTGCAAGTCCACCTGCGCGCTCTCGCGCGCCGCCAAGCCGCTCAGCCCCGCGGGGCGCGTCATCGCCTCCAGCTCGGGCTCGTTGTACCAGTCCCTCATGTGCTCTCCTCTCAAGTGACGGGGGGCTCCCTGTTTATCATTTATGTTGACGAGCGACAAGCAATAATGCACCCTTGCCGTCCCTTCAACCACGGAGACACCATGCCCCAAGACATCGGCGCGTCCTTGAACGCGCTCAAGCTCCTCGTGCCCCCCTGCGCGCAGGAGATCGTGTTCCTGCAGACCGCCGCCCACACCATGTGGATCACGCCCATCGGCGCCGAGTGCGCCACCGAGCGCGCCCTCGATGTCATCGCCGCCCAGTACCACACCACGCGCGACCAAGCGTACATGTGGGCGAGCGGCTACCCCACCCCCCACATGCTCCACGTCCGGCACGGGCCGCTCGCCCTGCGCCGCTGGATAGTCTACTCCAAGCAGCCCCTCGGACCCGTGCCCACCCCCACGGGGCACGCAGACAGCCTCTCCGCCGTCCGCCTGCTCGACGCCCTCTCCGCCGCGCGTGACATCGGAGACACCGCACACGCGCTCACGGAGAGCCCCGCCCCCCAGCTCCTGCGCGAGTGGCTCGAAGCCGCGAACATGGTGCGCTGAATGACACTCGACATTTGGATCCTCGCGACCCCACGCACCATCACCACGCTCATGGATCTGTGGGAGCGCGGCGCGCTCCGCCCATGCGACACCCTAGGCGCCTGCGCGCTCGTCGCTCTCCAGCGCGGCGTTGAGATGGCCGAGTTCGCGTGGGACACCCCACGCGCGCTCGTTGGCCTCGAACCCGTGATCTCGGACGCATCGGGCGCAAAGCCCACCTACGCGACCCCCCTCTCCGAGTACCTGCGCGGCGTACACTCCGCGCGCGAGGCGCCCGAGGCGCCCGAGGCGCCCGAGGACGGCGTTGACCTGTTCCTCGCGCTCCCCGCCCCCCTCGCGCTCCGCGTGGACAACGCCCGCGTCACATCCGCCCTCGCGCACCTCGTGCCCCGTGTCCCCCCTCGCGCTTGGTACGCGGGGGCGCTCGTCGCCGCCGGCGCGCGCTCCCTCGCACGCGAGCACGCAGGACTGCCCCCCGTGGTCACCGACCTGTTCTGTCCCGAGGAGGAGGACGCGTGAGCGACTACGACTACGACAACGACGCGCGCCATCAAGAGGCGCTCGACCGGATCACCGCGCGCCTCCTCAAGGACCGCGTGGCGCGCCGGCGCAGCGCCTCGCACGCGCACAACACACGGAAGGGCATGGGGCACGCCCCCGAGGGCGCCGCGAACCCCCCCACGCCCATGGACGCGCTCGCGGACTCCTACCTGCGCACCGCGGCGCTCGCCCGCGTGTTCCGTGACGAGGACGCGGGCGAGAGCGAGAGCGAGGACTACGAGCCGCTAGTCGAGCACACGCTGACAGGTACGAGGCGCGTGCACACCGACGCGATCAAGGGCGCCGCGCTCGCCCTCCACGCACAGGGCGTCAGCTACGCGGAGATCGCGCGCCGCGTCCACGCCGACCCAGGCCGCGTGCGCAAGTGGTGCACGCAGGCGCCCGAGGAGCCCGCGCCGCCGGCACCCGAGGAGCCTGCACCCGTGGAGCCCGAGCCGCCTGCACCCCCTGCACCCGAGGAGCCCGCGCAAGTCCCCGAGCAAGCCCCCGCGCAAGCCCCCGCGCAAGTCGCCGCGCCCCCTCGTCGCAGGTACGAGGAGGCGAGCCCCGAGACGCGCGCACACGCAGTCGCCCTCCACGCACAGGGCATCCGCTACGCCGAGATCGCGCGCATCCTCGGCACAGATCAAGCGAATGTCCGCAACTGGTGCCTGCGCGCCTCCTCCCCCCCTCGCCCCCCCAAGACCCGCAAACACGAGGACAACGGACCCGTGCCACGCAACACACCCCACCCCCCCGAGACCCGCGCACAAGCCATCGAGCTGCGCAAGCAGGGTCTCTCCCTCGCGGCCATCGCCAAGGCCACAGGCGTCGCCACAGGCACCCTGCACGACTGGTGCAAGACCGCCGGGCTCCCGCGCTTTGTGGTGGGCATCACGCCGCCCCCCGCGCCGCAGGTGCCCGAGCCCGAGACGCCCGCGCAGGTGCCCGAGCCCGCGCCGCAGGTGCCCGCGCCCGCGCCCCAACAGCTCCAAGAGATCGTGGCGCGCCTCCAAGCCCTCGAGGCCGAGCGCGCACAGCTCCTCACACGGCTCCTCGCGCTCCGCGCGCACCTCGCCGCACAGCTCGCCCAAGTGGACGCAGCCCTCGTGCTCTGAGCCTGCACGCCGCAGGGCGCCCGCGTGTTGAGCACGCACAAGGAGCCCGCACCATGCAGCAAGACCTCCCACGCGCCCAAGTGCCCGGCGGCGGCGCCGTCACCCTCGTCTCCACATGGGGCGGGGACCTCGACGCCGTCCACACCGCGCGCTGCTCGTTCGCGCGCTACGCGCTGAGCACCGACTCCACGCCCACGCACCTCAACGAGCGCGACTCCAAGCTGCTCGCGTACCTGTGGCGCGAGGGGCACACGTCCCCCTTTCGCCACTCGGGGCTCAAGTTCCTCGTCACCTGCCCCCTGTTTGTCCTCCGCCAATGGCAAAAGCACCAAGTGGGGTGCGCCTGGAACGAAGCGAGCGGGCGATACATCCCCCTCGGGCACGCCGCGCACGACCCCACTGGAGGGTGGCGCCAAGCCCCCGAGGGCTCCGTGAAGCAAGGGAGCGGCGCAACCCTCGCCCCGCCCACACAGGCCGCCGCGCAGAAGGTGTACGAGGACGCGCTCACACACGCCCAACACGCCTACCACGCGCTCGTCTCCCTCGGCGTCGCCCGCGAACAAGCGCGCATGGTCCTCCCGCTCTCCACACTCACGCAGTCCGTGTGGACCTGCTCCCTCCAGGCACTCGTCCACTTCCTCCAGCTCCGCCTCGACACGCACGCCCAAGCCGAGACCCGCGACTACGCCCACGCAGTCCTCCACCTCACCTGGCACCACGCCCCACAGTTCCGCGCCTCCCTGCGCGCGACACTCGACCCCAAGCACCTCGCTGACCTCGCAGACTAGGACCCCATGTGGATCATCCCCGAGAACTTACACACGTTAGCCTCTGTGCAGGATACGGCGGCTTGGATCTCGGACTTAGACGAGCTATCGGCGCTGTGCGAACAGTCGCTTTTAGCGAGATCGAGCACTACGCCTGCGCGAACTTGGTCACGAAGATTGAGGCTGGACTGCTTGACCGCGCGCCTATCTGGACGGACCTTAAAACCTTCCCGTGGCGCGCGTTTCGTGGACGAGTGGACATCCTCTCTGGGGGCTTCCCTTGCCAGCCATTTAGCACCGCCGGACAACGCGCAGGAGACAGCGACCCCCGGCACCTATGGCCCCACATCACCCGCGGCGTCAGAGAGCTGGGACGACCTGCCCTTGTTTTCTTTGAAAATGTGGACGGAATCATCAGCTCCAAGCTCGCAGGCACCGAGTGGTCAGACCCCACAGGGACACCTGTCTTGCTCCATGTCCTCCGCGAGCTGGAACGCATGGGTTACCGAGCAACGGCAGGAGTATTCAGCGCGGGCGAAATCGGCGCCCCGCACCAACGAAGGCGCGTGTTCGTACTTGGCGTACGAGATGACCTCGACCTCGCCGCGCGCCGTCTTGTTTCAGAGCTGCTGGAGCGCACAGGGCGTGATATGGGCGACCTCGCAGCGTGGCCCGCTGGACGAGGAGCCGCGCAACACGCCTGGGAGCCCCCACGAGTCACAGGGCGCGGCGCGATGGGCGACACCCTCGCAGCGCGACGGACTCCGAATAGGCGAGACAACAGGGGCGTGGAGGGCGAGAGCAGAGCGGAAGAAAACAGAGGGGGTCAACCTGCACCGCCCCCTCAGCATGGAGGTGATCCTAGACGCGGAGACGCAGACCCCGCCCCCCACGGGGCAGCTGAATCCGCGCTGGGTGGAGACGCTGATGGGGCTCCCCGTGGGCTGGACTATGGCGACTTGTGCAGCGCCGTGGACCGTCGTACGGATGAGTTGCGCCTACTTGGAAACGGAGTCGTCCCAGCCACAGCAGAGCGAGCCTTCCGCGTCCTCTGGGGGCGCGTGGCCCACCCCACAAGCCCGCGACCACAAGGGCTCTAGCGGGCGCAGCAACGCGGGCGAGGAGCTAGACCTGCCCGCCGCAGTGCAACGCGCAACGCACCCGCGTGTTCCCCCCTCAGACCCCGCAGACTAGGACCCCACATGCCCGTCTCCCTCCCCGCCAAGTCCCTCGCCGCCGCCGCCGCCGCCGCCGCCAAGTACACCGCCTCCACCAGCCTCGCGCCCACGCTCGCCTGCGCCCTCCTCGAGGTCACGCCGGGGCGCGTGCGCGTGAGCGCGAGCGACACCGTGTACGCGCTCCGCACGTCCGTGCCCTGTGAGTCCACGGAGGCGTGGACCACCTGCGTGGACGCCAAGCGCCTCGCCGCCGCCCTCAAGGTCCTCTCGGGCGAGGTCTCCCTCTCCCTCTCGGGGCGCGAACTCGTGCTGCGCGCAGGCAAGTCCCGCGTCACGCTCACCGCGCTCGACCCCGCCGAGTACCCCGAGCTGCCCAGCTGCGAGGGCGCCGCGCAGGACGTGGACGCGCCCACGCTCTCACGCGCCCTCGCCGCCGTCACCCCCGCCGCGAGTGACGACGCCACCCGCGTCAACCTCGTCACCGTCCACCTCGAGCGCGAGGACGGCAAGCTCCTCTGCGTGGCCACGGACGGGCACCGGCTCCACCTGGCGCGCACCTCGCTGGAGTGGCCCCACCCCCCCGTGCTCCTGGGCGTGGACGGCGCGCGCCACTTCCTCGCGGCCCTCAAGGGCGCCGCCTCGGCGCAGCTCGCCCTCTCGGGCTCCTCGTGCCTGCTACAAGTGGGCGACACCGAGGTCCACGCGCGCCTAAGCGCGGAGAAGTTCCCGCCGTGGCGCGCAGTCGTCCCGCAGGGCGAGATCGTGAGCACCTTGACCCTCTCCCCCGCACCCCTCGTGGACGCGCTCAAGCGCGCGCGCCTCGGCGCAGGGGACGACACACACCCCGCCGCCGTGTTCTCCGCGGAGCGCGAGGGCGGCACCGAGCTGACCGTGCGCGCCAGCGCCGAAAGCGCGAGCACCGAGGACGCCGTCCCCGCACACGTGGACGGGCTCCTCCCCCCCACGGGGCTCGCCCTCTCGTACCTGGCGGACGCCCTGGAGGCTGTGGGCGCGCTCTCCGTGCGCCTCGTGTCGCGCGGAGAGCGCGCACCCGTAGTCCTCGAGCCCGAGGGGCACGACCCGCAGGTGCGCGTCACCTGCGTCGTCATGCCGCGCAGGATCTAGGACTAGGGCACGAGCGCCCCCGCCACTGCGCGCCACCCCGACAAGATCACCTCCGACGCGCGGAGGTACTCTTGCACATGCTCGCGCCGCCACTCCCACTCCCCCTCACAGGCTGCGAGGGCGGCGGTCTCACCCTCCACGCGCCGCACGTACTCCGCGGCCTTGGCGTCCGCCCACCAACGCGCCCACTCCACGCGCCACCCGCGCAGCTCGCGCAGCTGCGCCGCGCGCCCAAAGTGCACATGGTCGCGCAGTGCGCGCGCCACGTCACTCGCCTCGTGCTCCCACGGGAGCCCGGGGTGCTCGGACGCGCGCGGCAAGCGCACCACGGTGCGCGAGTCGCCCACGTACACCCCGCCCTCGTACACGGGCGTGGGCGCGCGCTGCTCCTCGTTCGCCCGAGACAGCAACGTGGCGGCGTGGGCGCGCGCGCCCTCCGCCCACAGCAGCAGGAACAAGTCCAAAAGCGCCACGTGAGACTGCGTGCGCGACGGGTCCATGAGGCCCTCGCACACGTCCTCGGGCAACTCACGCGCCTTGCGCGCACGGACGTGCCAGCTCTCGGCGCCCTCAAGGTGCCCCTCGTGGTACACCGGCGCGGTGACGCGCATCTCTGCGCCGCTCCTCAAGGTCGTCCACACATGGCGCGCAACGCGCGCGCTCTCAGAGTCTCGCTCAGCCAGCTCCACGAGCTTGGCTCGCTGGTCGCGGCACAACAGCATATAGCCTCCACGGTCAAAAGGGTCGCCCCCATAACACGCACCGCGGGCGCTTGCGGTCATGTGAAACAGATAAAATAAATCTAAGGCGCGCTAAGTGCGCAGAAACACAAGGCGACAAAATAAAAGTGACAAGTGAGCTAAATAATACTTGACGCTAGGGGCGCCGCCCGTTAAGGTCTAGGTCACCGGGGCACACGACACACGCCCCACCCACACAGAGCGCGCCCCCCCTTGGCGCCACGGAGACCGAGACCATGACCCGCGACACCCGCACCCTCACCACCAAGCACTTCCCCATCGAGGCGCGCCTCGTGCGCACCCTGCTCAACAAGCACGCGGCGGACCTCCTCCCCTCGTTCACCTTGGAGCAGCCGAGCGAGCGCCACAAGCTCACCGTGACTGGCCCCGCGTGGGCGTTCTCCCTGTTCGCCCACGCCCTGCGCACCCAGGCCGAGTGCAACAAGACCGTGTGGCCTGGCGCCGCCAAGTGCGACGCGGAGCTGGCGGACAAGCTCGACGCTGCGGTGCCCGTCAAGCCCGCGAAGCTCGCCCCCGTCACCACCGCCCCCGCCCCCGTCACCACGGAGCCCGCCGCCCCCGCCCCCGTCACCGAGGCGCCCGCCGCCCCCGCCCCCCTCGCCCCCGTGGAGCTGGGCACCTCGCCCGCCGGCGTGGAGTGGGTCGTGTACCCCAAGTCCACCGAGACCGCCGACCAGTTCCACGCCCGCGTGCAGGTGGGCCGCGAGCGCCTCGCCGCGCTCCACGCGAAGCAGGCGCCCGCGTCCCTCGCCCCCGTCACCGTGGGGCGGTGGAACGAGCTGACCCTGTACCCCCGCGCAGGCGAGTCCGCAGCCGTGTTTCACGCCCGCGTGGAGCAGGAGCACGCCCGCCTGCTGGGCGCCACGCCCGCCAAGGAGCCCACCCTGCACCGTGACGCGCTCGCGCACCTGCAGGGGCTCGACGAGGTCACCTACGACTACCTCGTGGACGCCTACGCGGAGGCGGTGGACCGCGAGCTGAGCCGCACGCCCGCGCACGAGTGGACCGAGGAGCGCGCGGAGGAGTGCCTCGACTGCTCAGCCCTCGAGGACCAAGACTGGTGCCCCCCGCGCACCTGTGACACCTGGCAGGATGTGTACGAGCTGATCCGCGAGGCGTACGAGCGCGCCGCCGAGTAGCCCCGCCCCCGCGCACCACGCGCACCACGCCCGCGCCCCTAGCGCGCCCCTTGAGCCTCGCCCCGCGTCACCGCGTGGCGGGGCTCTCGCGTTCTAGCGCCTCGCGCTCTAGTCGCACGAAGATCAGCGACCACATGTGCGCGCGCTCCACAGCCTCCGCGCACGCCTCCTCGCCCCCACGCACCGCCGCGAGCACGGGACCGAGCGCGAAGCGCACGCGATAGGCGCGCTCAAGGCCCGCGAGCCGGTGCAGGTGCGTGGCGCAGTCCACTAACTGCGCAGGGGGCGCGCCCCTCAGCGCCAAGCCCCGCGCCGCCTCGCCCCACTCCTGCCCGCACTGCGCCCGCGCGCTCAAGGTGCGCGCCACCTGCGCGAGCTGGTAGACGGGCGAGGCGGCGCGGGGGGACGCGCACACGCGCCAGGTCAGCGAGCCGCGCTCGGGGCAGTGGCGCGCGGCCTCCATGCCGCCGACCAGGCGCCTCACTCCTCGGGCTCCTCGGGCTCCGTGGGCTCCACATCCAGCACGAGCGGCGGCGCAGGGAGCGCGTGACCTCGTGCCCCCGCGGTCTGCGCCCGCGCCAGCCACTCACCCATCTGCGCGAGGGCGCCGTCATCCAGACCCAAGCGCGCCGCGGTCTCCGAGATGCTCGCATCTAGGGACAGTGTGACCTGCGTGGTGGTGGTCGTGGTCTGCGTGCGCACGCGCTGCGTGGGGGCGTGGTACTCGCGCCCCCCGCGCCGCTCCAGCATCCACGCCGCCGTGCTCGCGCCCTTGCCCCCTAGCTCCGCGAGCCCTTGCCACCGCTCACGGCAGAGCGCCTGCGCGCGTGTGGCCGAGTAGCCCACCGCCCACCTCCACGTGCCCTCCTGCCCGTGCCTGTAGTCCTTTTGACAGTCGTGCAGGTAGCCGCGCGACAGCCCCGCGAGCACCGCCGCGTCCACCAGCGTGGCGCCGCGCACGAGCCGTTCACACGCCGCGAGCACCCGCGCGAGGTCCCCCGCGCGCGGCTCCTGTATCCCGGCGAACTGACCCACGTCCACGGGGGCGGCGTCGATCCGCGCCTCGAGGGCCGCGCGCGCCTCCTCCCGCGCCTCACGCGCCGCCCGGCGCGGGCTCCTGCGCTCGCTCCCGTCCCCCAGGTCGTCGTCGTGCATCGTGCCTCCTCGGCGGCAGTCTAGCGCGCACCGCGCCGCGCTGTCACGCGCCCGCGTGTTCCGTGGCGCGCGCCCCCACAACACGCGGGAGCCCGGCGCCGCGCACGCGGGGCGAGGGGCGCGGGGAGCGGCTCGCTGGATTAAAAAAACTTTTGAAAGCTAAGGTTCGAGAACCGCGCATTACTGCACCTTAGCCTCTCTGATTTTTTAATAAAGAGCCACGCGCCCTAAGTGCTTGAAAACTCTATTTTCTTTGTTTGCTAAGTCCCCGCGCCGCCGCCCCGCCGCCCCACGTCCCCGCTCAGCGTTTTCATGGGCGCCGCGCCACCTCGCCGCCGCGTGGACCCCCGCGCAGGTGGCGCGGTAGTACCTGGCGCCCGCGCACCGGCGCCGCGCACAGCCCGGGCGCGTGTGCAGGGTGCGCGTAGTTCGTGGGGCGCCAGCTGCGCGGGGCGCGCTGCGTGGAAAATACCCCACTTGAGCTAAGTACGCATAATACAAGGGAAAGCCGCGCAAAGTGGAGTAAAGTGAAGTATTCTGCGCCCCGTGCCAATGTGGGGAGTGTTGTGTTGTGTTCGTGTTCGTGTTGTGTTGTGTTCGTGTTCGTGTTCGTGTTCGTGTTCGTGGCGCTCTAGGACTTCTAAAATACTCCACTTTACTCCACTTGTTCCCGATTTGCTGTGTATAATCAAGCACTTGGCACAAGTGGAGTAAAAGTGGAGTAAAGTGGGGTGAAGTGGAGTAAAGTGGGGTGAAGTGGAGTAAGGTGGAGATGCCCGAGCCCGCTCACACGCCCCGCACGCCACCCAGCGCACGAGCCCCCCGCCCCGAGTAGCGCGTCCACGAGCCACAAGCGCCCCCACGGCCCCCTAGTGTCTCGCCTGCGCGCTACCGCTCACGGGGGACGCGCCACGGGCTACACGCGCCACGGGCTACACGCCCGCCGGTGACCGCGCCACAGCTCAC